GTTCTCGAAGGATTCAATCCCCGCCTTCGTCCACCGGGAAGAACTGAAGCCGGAGGATCTCTTTACGCCGCCCACCACGAAACGGTCAGCCGGCAGACCGGCCAAGCCCCTCGCCGACGAACTAGTCGCCGCCGTCCTCGAGAGACACGTGAAGCTGGGCCGGAAGGAGTGGGAACGACTCTCGAAGGAGGAGGAGGGCGTGGCCAAGGACAGATTCAACGAGGCCATCTCCAAGCTGAAGATCGCCGGCAGGGTCGAGACCGAGGTCATGGGACCCGGAAAGCCCACCTTCCATTCCCTCAAAAAAGGAACCGTTTAGAGGTAGGTCTAAAATACCAACCCCCTAAGAGGGGGTATATAAAGATTAGACCTGGTTCCGTAGGCTCCACCCACCGATCTAGGACGGGCCGCCGGAACCCGGCCCTCGTCCCTTACGAGGACGCCTTGATCCGGTCGGGATGGAAGCCGAAGGACTTTCGATTAAGAGGAAACAAAAGGCTGCCCTCGTCACCGCCAGAGCAGGCCGACCGCCCCAAGAGGCACCGTCGCTTAGATCAGGTTAGCCTCGCTCAAGCCAGATCACCGTCGATACAGTCAGATCAGGCCAACCGCTTACCGGGAAGGCGGATCTGCCGGGTATGTCCTATGACGCCATGCGTTATGACCCTAAAGGGTGGGGTCTTCCAGGTAAAGCTCCTTGACCGGCTTGCCGGCATCGCCCTTGCCGGGGCACGGGTTCGGGATCATCCGTTCGCGGATCTCCCCCTTATCCTCCGATATGTCGATTACTTCGGCGGCCTTCATGGAGTCCAGTTCCTTCTTCACCTGATCCAGAGTGGCCGTTCGCTTCACCTCGATGACCTGAGTGGGCTCGCCCTCGGCCTGTCGATGCTTGTCCACGAGAATGCCGACGGCAATCGGTAATACGCCATCCGGTATCTTTCCGTCCTCTAAGCGGCATATGAAGGTCTCTAAGGCACTTTGAGCGGCGTACCCTATCAGACCCCTCAGAACGGGTTTGCAGGCCGATATAACGTCCTTCTCGCGTGCCCTGATGACGGCGACGGTATTCGGGCTCACTTTGTACTTCTTCCGAAGGGTGGTGAGAGCGGTGCCCTCGACCAGTCCCTGGACTACTCCGGCGTAGGCATCAGGCCGCTGGAGCTTCAGGCCGGCGGCAGTGTGGAGTGCGGGGCAGACCTCCTCTTCCACCATAGTGGCGGGGAGATTATCTGCATTCTGGTAGATGCGTTTCCTTTTAGTCGGCATGGAATGGGTGTGGTTAATGAGAAACTATTCTCAATAAGCCACACCGCAACATCAATTAGACATAATCAATCTTGTGCGAACCAGAGCAAAAAGGGGGTTCAGGTTCCTTTCCTGGTCATAACCAAGCACTTACGCAAAAAAGCGGGGCGACCCCATGACCTTCGCACAACCCTCGTCACTACATCTAGTGGTCAAAGAGGGGGGGGGGGTCGAGATTTTTCCGGCCCGCCGGACCGCGACCGATTACGCCGTGCAAAAAAATTTATGCAGTTGGCGCGTTGCGGTTGGGCGTTTCCCCGCCTATGCTCCGCGACATGGCACTCACCTGGACTCCGCACCCAGCCGTCCCCGTCCTCACCTCGGAGGAGATGAAGGCTATGGGGGCGGATAGGGTCCTCGACTATTATAACAAGCGCGAGTCCGCGATAGCCGCTGAACGGGACGACCCCTATCGGCACGGATTTGAACTCGAGCCGTGGAGGCGGGCGGATCGCGAATTGGCCACGCACCAGGAAATCCTCGTTATGGGAGGAAACCGCGCGAGCAAGTCTGAATGGGCTGCGAAAAGGGTTGTACAATGTTTAGTCAATAACCCCGGCACTATTATATGGTGCCTTACTGAAACGAGCGCCAACAGTATACAGTTCCAGCAGAAACTTTTATTCAAATACTTGCCGAAGGAGTTTAAGACTTTGGGACGTGGTCACGTCGGTTATGTCGTATACTCATTGCGCAACGGATTCACGGCCTCGAAGTTCAGCCTACCCAATCGTTCAGAGTGCATATTCCGGAACTGGTCCCAGGACATCTCGACCATTGAGGGCGGCGAGATCGGCAGCCCCCAGGAAGCTGTGGGAGGCTCGGAGAATATCGGTTTCTGGGCAGATGAACTTATTCCTTACAGTTGGCTACAAACAATACGTTTTCGCAACGTGACGAGGGCCGCGAAGGGGCTGATTTCATTCACCGCCGTTGACGGCTGGAACCAGGTGGTCAAGTCTCTCCTGACGGGCGCCCGCACAATCGAGGACGCCCCCGCCTCCCTGATTCCGGGTGAGCGGGTCCCCCTGGTTCAGCAGCCCCTCCGGAAGGCATCCTCGGTCGTCTATTTCCACACCTCGGAAAATCCTTTCGGCGGATGGTCGAACATGGAGGCGCAACTGGAGGGGGAGAAGCGGGACGTGATCTTGTGTCGAGCTTACGGAGTCCCGACTCGAGCAAGCCGGACGGTCTTCCCGAACCTGAGCGACAAGAACTACGTCGACCCCGCGAAGATCCCCATTCTGGTTGACCCCGAGAAGAACCCGGCCACCTGGGTCCTCTCCATCGACCCTGCGGGAGCGAAGCCGTGGACGATGGTCTTGTTCGGGATAGACGCCCACCAGGTTGCGTGGGCGGTCTCGGAGTTCCCCGACTTCGGCACTTTCGGCGCCTGGATGGACATGTCGAAGGGCGAGAAGGGGCGCCCCGGCGAGGCGGCCCAACCGAACGGCTACGGCATTCGGGATTACGCCGAGGCCATTCGCGTGATGGAGGACGGGCGGGACTGCCTGCGAATCATCGACCCCCGGATGGGGGCGGCTCAATACTCGAAGGCCGAGGGCTCGAGCAACATAATAGATGACCTCGCCGAGGAAGAGATCACGGTTTATCCTGCGGAGGGCCTCGACATCGAGACGGGAATCCAGGCGATCAACACCCTGCTCGCCTGGAAGACGACCGAGCCGATGAGTCTGGAGAATAAGCCTCGTTTTATGCTTTCGTCGGAGTGCCAGAATCTGATTGCCTGCCTTCAGGAATACCAGACCGGCGACCTCAAGCACCCCGCTAAAGATATGGCTGATATTTGCCGCTATTTCGCGGTGGGAAATTTCGAGCACTACGGGGAAGATGAAATGCGGGCTACCGGAACGGGAGGATATTAATATGACCGAGGAACAGGAGGACGAGATAATGAATCTGCGCGAGGAGGGCGTTAGCTGGAAGGAGGTTGCGGAGCGTACCGGCATCCCCCGATCGACCTGCCAAGGCGTCGTGAAGCGCCTGACTTCGCGGGCAACCGGGCTGGAGGTTCGAGACGCCAGGATATTGAAACCATGCCCGAATCCGCGAATCCTGATGATTTACTTCGGCGACCGTAAGGACGGCGAATATGCGAAGATGGTGACGAAGCACTGGCTGAACAATAGACCGGGCGCCCGCGTGAAGGTGGCGAAGGTGGAGGGGGAGGATGGACTGTACCGTCGAATCGACTGAGTCGCCTGCGGATCGTGATCGGAGGGTGGATTTTATGTTAAGGGAAATGGTGGTGGAAGAGGCTTTATTGAGCATTAAGCGGGGACGGGCTCCCCGGCAATTCAGTCTGACTGAAATCTCTGATTTCGTGGGGGCGGGTCCGGCGACTATTATGCGAATCGAGGAATCGGCCCTGAAAAAATTGAAGAAAAGCATGGTATGATGGGAGGGAATTATGGAAGATGACAAGGTACAGGAATTTGACGCTAAAGAACCCGACGTGGACGGCCTGAAGTCCGACCTCGAGCGATGTCGGGTAAACTTATCATATTGGCAGGACATGGCCGAGACGGCTCGGGAGATCCGCCGGAACGAGTGGCCGGGGAAAGGCCGCAACGGCCAGAAGGAGGGTGAGGACGCATTCCCTTGGGAGGGGGCGAGCGACCTTTCGGCCAACCTGATAAATCCGCTCATCGACTCCGATGCGGCGCTTTTGGCGGGGAGCCTGAAGAAGGGCAACCTGGTGGCGGCCCCGACTGAGTCGGGCGACATTGGCTCGGCTAGGATGGTGACTGAGTTCATGCAGTGGAGGATGTCAACGATGGACGAGTTGCCTCGAGAGGCCGGAGTGGCCGCGAACTACCTGCTCGAGACGGGCATCGCCTTTTTGGGCGTGTACTGGAAGCGTGAGGTTCGGAGGGTATACGAGCCGCTGACTTTGGAGGAGATCGCCCAGCAGGCTCCCGACGTAGCTGCGGCCATCGCCGACCCCGACATGACCGACGGCGTCATCGATATGGTGCAGGGGGCCTTCCCTAACCTGCGGAAGGCGCGTGTCCGCAAGATGGTGAACGAATTGCGGAAGAAGGGCGTCACGGATATTCCCGGCGAGAAGGTGATCGCGAACCGCCCTGCGGTCCGGGCCTACGAGCTTGGGCGGGATCTCATCGTGGACTCGAACATCCTCGATCTCCAGTCGGCTCGAGCAATTTATTGTGCGCATTTTTATACGCCCGAACGTTTGCGGGAGTTGGTGGTGACGGAGGGCTTTGATTCTGAATTTGTCGATGAGGTCATCTCCTCCACCGAGGGCGATTTCCCGATGCATACGGATGACAACTATTTAAGTTATCTGTCGGGCGGCTGGGGCCAGCCGGTAGACCAGTATGCCGGCCTCGTCAGGCTCATCACCTGCTACCGGAAGGAAACGGACGAGGACGGCGTACCGATCTGCACGACTACGATTTTCTCAGAGCGAGCCGAGGGATGGGCGAAGTACGACACGAATATGTATGGCGGAACTTATCCGTTCGTCGCCATCACTCGCGAACACCTGTCTCGCAGGCTGTTCGACAGCCGGGGCTACCCCGAACTTCTTCGCGACTACCAGTTGGCGGTGAAGACGGAAATGGACGCGAGAAGAGACCGGGCCTCGATGAGTACGGTGCCGCCAATTGAGTACCAGGTGGGCCGTCGTCCCGAGAGGATCGGACCGGGGGCGCAGGTTCCCGTACGCCGCAGGGGAGAAGTAGGGTTCATGGAGATCCCTCGATACTCGCCCGCATCGACGGAGGTGGAGATGCAACTGCGGGCTCTGGCTGACCGGGTGACCGGTCGCGCGACCGGCCCGGACGACTCGGTGGAGGCGAACGTCCTCAAGCAGAATCTGGTGAACAATTGGCTCCAGGGCTGGAAGCAGGTTCTTCGGCAGATATGGTCCTTGGAGCGAGAATACGGGGGCCCTGAAATCTGGTTCCGGGTAATGAATAATGACCGGGGGGCTACCCTGATGGTGGACGAGACTGCGGATCTTTATGACTTCTCGTTAACGTGGGATACCCTGGACGCCGACCAGGAGAAAGTCGTGAAGAAGCTTGAAGTTATAGGGCAGGTCCTCGCGCAGTACGACCGCCAGGGCCAGGCGAGATATAACGAATATCTCAGGGTATTCATCGAGGCGGTTGATCCGAACCTCGCAAGTAAGCTCATTATGCCCCAACAGGAGGCCACCGACAAGGAGGTAATGGAGGCCAGCGCCGACCTCGCGAAGATATATTCGGGGCAGGTCGTGAATGCTCCCGAAGGGGCGAATGCCGAGCTTCGACTTCAGGTTATGCAGCAGTACCTGCAGGGGACCGAGGAGATCCCCGGAACCGACGTTCAGGAACGGATGCAGACCGATCAGCTTTTCTCCGAGCGCCTTCAGACGTATGCGTCTCAGCTAGAGTTTCAACAGCAGCAGCAGAAGAACGCCCTCGTGGGCCGGCTGGGGACTGCCCCCGGCAACGTGCCCGGCACTTCCGCAGCCGTCTGAATAGTGAGAAAGGATCTCCAGATGGACTGGTATTTTTTGGTCCTGCTTACCCTTTTTTTTTGGAGCGGGATCTCTTGACTGATATTTTCTTAATAGCCCTTTCACTGATATGGGAAAACACGAGATGACTTTACCTTTGGCCCTCGCTCGTTTGCGGGGGCGGGACGACTGGGAGGTCGTTACCGCACACGTGGCGACTGAGCGTGACGCCGCCTTAACTGATTTTCAGGATGGCGACCTCCTCGACAGTCCACAAAAGTTGGCTCGTTTGGCGGGCGAGATAGGGGCTTTGGACCGACTATGGAGGATTTTCACTGAAAGCCCTGACGCCCCGTGAGCAGTTCGCTCGCGAAATTCGGATCTGCCTGAATCGCTGGGTTCAGGAGTCGGATATCCCGTCCCTGGATTTGGCCGAGATCGCGGCGGGAGTTTTCAACGAATGGATGGACGAGCCCGTGGTGACTTTCGAGCCGGACGTCCTCATTGGTGGGGAGGATGGGGACGACGATCCTTACATCGACTGGGAGGGCGATGATGATGACTCCGAGGAAATCATATAAACATGGCGGACCCAAACGTCAGGGGACGTATTACGAATCTCTATTTAAAACGGCCTGCCTGAAGCGCGGCCTGGATGTTTCGAGCCCTGAGGGCGACCACCTCGATTATGACGCCGTAGTCGGCGGAAAGAAGGGTCTTCGGAAAGTCCAGGTGAAGGGCACGGCGGTGCCGTTTGGCTCGTCGGGCTACCGGGTAACTATGGGCCACGGTCGGGGGAAGGAGATTTATGGCGCCGATAGTTTCGATTTTCTGGCGGTTTACGTCGACATCCCCGACGTTCGGGCGTGGTACGTGATACCCCGCGACGCCCTGGGTCGGCGGAAGACTGTTCGGGTATTCCCCCAGAATCCGGCCAGTAGGGGGAAGTATGAGCGTTATAAGAACGCCTTTCACATTTTGTGAACTTCACTGAAAAATTCGCGTAGCTGCGTGGTATAATTAAATCGGCGGGGTCCATTTTGGGCCTCCGCAGGCGAGACGGCGAACTCCGAAATAAAACGCAGCTATGTCAGATGAATTAGTGGCCGAGGTTCCGGGCCCAACAACGGGAACAGAGGAAGCCAACACCGGCGTAATGACAGTCGACGAACTCGCCGCCACCTTCGTGGAGCGGGTCGAGTCCGAAGGCGAGAATCGCGCCGCCGAATCTGAGGCCGAGGGGGAGACGCCCGAGGCAGATGCAGGGGAGGAGAGTGCAGGCGAAGACGTTCTTTCACAGTCTATCTCCGAGGAGGGGCAGGACGAGGAGGCCGAGGACGATGGGGAGGAGGAATCCGAACCGGAGGAGGAAGCCGCCGAGGAACCGAAGGGAGTTGGGAAGCTGCTCAAGCAGGTCAATAAGTTGACCGCCAGGGCGAAAGGGAGTGAGGAGATGGTCGCCGGTCTAAGGGCCGAGATCGCCGCCCTCAAGACCCGGCCCGCCGAGCAAGCGCAGACTCCGCAAGGTTCACCCGCTCTTGAAGATGTGGCCACTATGCAGGATCTCGAGAAGATCAGGCAGGAGGCTCTGTCAGCCAAGAAGTGGGCCATGTCTCACATCGGGAAGGAATTTGTCGAGGAGGGGGAAAAGGAATACAGCGGAGACGAGATCCGCGAAGTCCTGGCCCACGCCGACGAATACCTGACCGAGAAGATTCCGGCTCGGGCATCATTTCTCCACCAGAGGGGGGAATGGACCGAGGATGCGGTGGCTACTTTCCCGTGGCTTTTGACGCGGGAAGAGGAGTCATCATCCGCATCGGACCTGAGGCTTTTGTACGGCCAGATCGCGAATGATCCGAAGTACGCAGCCCTACTGGCCGCTCTCCCTAATAAGGAGTTCGTTACCGCCACCCTGGTGAAGGGGATCGAGGCGGTTAAGGCCGAACAGAAGGGGAAGCCTAAGGGAAAACGGAAGAAGGCGCCGCCCAGTCCGGAGGACAGCGTGGCCCCGCCGACCGACTCCAAGGAAAGTAGAAAACAGAAGAAACGTACAGCCAAGCTTGGGAAGGGCCCGGTCTCGGAAGCACAACTAGCAGCGTATCTAACGGATTAAAAACATTTAAAAAACATCTAGGAGGAATAAAAAATGGCATTGGCAACATCGTACAACGTAACGAGCGATAAGGGCGCGAAAGAGGACCTTCTCAATATCTTGAGACTCGTGGAACCTACCGTAACTCCCTTATATTCAACGCTTAAGCAAACTAAAGCGCCCCAGGCTCTTTTGGTTGAGTGGCTGGTCGATACGCTCTCGAATCCGGAGATCACCGGCGTCATCGACGGCGTCGATTTATCACTGACCGCAGGGGGCACCGACTTCGTCAACCAGATCGACTCTCGGGCCCGCATGGGCAATCGGGTGACGACTCTGCGGCGCACCTATGCCGTATCCCGGCAGGCGCAGATGATCGACGTAGCTCCCGGTGAGGATCTCCTCGCAGCGAGCAAGGCGAAGAGCCTGGTCGAGTTGAAGCGTGACATCGAAACCGCAATAGGCAGCGGCAACTCGCAGGTGACCGGCAGTTCGACTGTCGCAGCGTTGTCCACCGGACTCGGCGAGTTCTCGAATCCCTCCGCAGGGACGGGAGACGTGCCGGCCGGCTTCACCGCCGTTTCGGGCAGTCGCTTCGATCTGTCGAATACCGTAGGGTCTGCCGTGATGGCCGAATCCGATCTTCGATCTCTTCTCCAGGCCGTCTACGAGGCTTCCGGAAGCAAGACCGATTTCCGGCTCTTTTCCGGTCCTTCTGTTGTTAACGAAATATCGGACTTCAGTCGCGCAAGCGCCGGTTCGGCCACGTTCGAGCAGAGCGTAGCGGGAGGCACGTTGAAGCTCTCAATTTCTGAGTATCAATCAGATTATGGGGTGCTCAAGGTCATACCGGACCTATTCTTAGGAAGGGAGGAAGGTCAGGCGATTACGAACGCGACGAACGCGACACCAATCGTTGTTACTTCCGCCGCTCACGGCTACGTTAATGACGACATCGTTACCATCAGCGGAGTGGGAGGCAATGATGCCGCCAACGGCACGTTCAAAGTCGCCGGCAAGACCACCAACACGATCAACTTGGTCACGACCGACGCAACGCCCCCGGTTGGCTCTAATGTAGCCGGCACGGGAGCCTACACTTCGGGCGGCACGTTGACCAGTGGGAACAACACCGCCCAGGGCGTGTTGAACTCCCGCCGGGCCTATCTCATTCCGGGCGACGACACGGTGAGCCTGAAGTTCCTCGAGGGCATCACCTCCGAGAAACTTCCCGATCTCGCGGCTGGCCCCAGGGCCTTCGTTGAGGCGATGCTTGCGCTTTGCGTCACCAATCCGCGCGCCTTGGGATCGATAGTTTGACCCGACAATTGGCAGTTTAGTTTAGTTTATTATGGGGGAAAGTGTGGGGCCGGCTCTGGGGAGGGTCGGCCCCTTTTTCCTTAGTACTTTATGAGCGTAAACATTATCATCAGAAAAGGCCCGAAGGGGAAGGCGAGCGCCGGCGAAGTGGGCGACGTCCTCATGCGCCGCGCCGAGCAGGAGGTCGCCCGCGAAAAGGCGGGCTACCGTGACCGAAGTCGGAAGATCCGCAAGGCCGCCGACGATCACCTCAAGGGGGGAAAGAATCTCCGACCGGTGGCGGTCTACGATGCCGCGACCTATCTTCGCCATGAGCAAGAGCGGCCGGGGTGCATGTCCGACCCGGAATACCGCAGGGACTTCCTCAAGCGGAATCCCGAATGCAAGCGCGACTAGATGAGAACGGTTTCCTACACCGATCTGAAGAACCGTTTCACCTCGGCCATCGGGGTGGCATCACTCCTGACGGCGGAAGAAACGGCCCTCAAGCGCAGCCTGAACGACAGGGTGCGGGGCGCCTGGACGAAAGCGAAATGGCCCGAGCTTCTGAACGTAGTCTCGAAGACGGTGGCCGCCGTGGACACTTCCACCATGAAGGCCGACAAGGCCGTCCAAATCGACAACGCTTCCGACCTCTTCGACGTCTATTCCGTTTGGAACAAGGTTCCTTGGGAAGACCGAACGGCCCAGAGGATCGAATACACTTTGATGGGCGGCTACCTTGTTCTGCCCGCCGAGACCTCCGAGACGACGGTCTACGTCGTGGGGTCGCAGGTTCCCGCGACTGATTACGGGGACGGCACGACCACCCTCCCCGCTTTCCTCGAGCGTTTTCTTTTGGCTGCTGCCGTAGCTGATTTCTACAGAGCCGACTCCCAGTTGGAAAAATCCTTTGCCGAGGAGCAGCGGGCCGAGGCTTATCTCTTGGACGAGTTGGACCGGAACGAGCGACTCCAGCAGCAGAACAAGGTCCTCGTCACTCCTTATCCGGCCTACTGGCCGACACTTTTAGTAACGCAAACCACAACATGATATGGGACAAGTAAACGTTTATAATCTTAGCGGGGGCAACGGCAGCACCTACGTTACTGCGGCTGGTCCGCACACGGGCGACTTCTACGCCATCCAGTTCGTGGGAGCCACCACCATCACGGCCATCACGGGCAACATGGTCGGATCGGCTGACCTCGTCACGGATGCCGTCGAATTTGCCAAGGGGGACGTATTATATGGCCGCTTTAGTTCTCTGAGCATCGACTCGGCCGGCCAAGCCATTCTGCACCACGCCTGAGATGCCCTTCGCCGGCATATCTCAGGGCCTCGGCCTGGGTGGCGGGACTCTCGCCACGGCAACGGGCAGCGCCGCCGCCGTAACCCCCTTTATAAACGTTTACTCGGTTTCGTTCGACGGCTGCGAGGACTACATGGATTGCGGGGATGATGATGATTTTAGTTTCGGCGATGGAGCCGGCAATGATTCCCCCTTCAGTGTGTCGGCGTGGATAAAAATGACGGATGCCACGGATTTTATCGTCGCGTCGAAGGACGCGGGGGTTTCAAGCAACCGCGAATATACCATCAGATTCATCTCCGACAAGATGCATTTTTATCTGATAGACCCCTCTCCGGGGACAAATTACATAGGCCGGCTATATAACACGGCGGTGACCCCCGAGGAGGGATCGTGGATTCACGTGGCGTTCACATATGACGGGAGTAAGAGCGAGACTGGCATAAAGATTTACCTGAATTCAGTCAAAGTGGACGATACATCTTATTCGGGCGGGTCCTACGATGGGATGACGAACACGTCCCAACAATTTTACATAGGCCGCCAGCATACTTTATATTCATTGGGGAAGTTCGATGAAGTCGCGCTTTTCGATTCAGAACTCACCCTCACCCAAATCCAAGCCATTTACAATGCTCCACCAAAGGTCCCGACCGCGCTGGGGGTGGACGGATTGAACCTGAGTCCATTGGGGTGGTGGAGGATGGGGGACGGGGCGGATCGGACGGGGACGACTGTCCCCGACCTAGGCTCCGGTGGGAATCCTGGGGAGTTGGAGGCGATAGGCTCCCCCTTCGGGTTCGTGGAGGACGTGCCGTCGTGAGCAGGAAATACGTAATCATCGATGGCGAAGACGTCGAAAACGTAGACTTTTCTAAGGTCTTCGAGACGAGCGCAGATACCCTCCGCTGGAACGTCGATCCGGCCGGGACAAAAACTTTCGTGAAATTCAATGGCGATACGCCCAGTTTTCTAGAAGGGAAAACCCAGTATACCCATGCGGAAATCCTCGCGATTCTATCGACGTTGGAATGGAGAGGCCCGCCGGGGGTTCCCCCATGAGAGCGTTTGTAGGCATGGCGTTATTCGCGTTATTCCTCGCCGGCATGGGTTGCCGGTCCTCCTCGTTGTTCCCGGTTGCCGGGGCAGTTTCGGGAGCGGCGATTGGCGGTATAGCGGGCCCCGCAGGGGCTGCGGCAGGAGCTTTGGGCGGTTACGGCGCCGGGGCTTTGGCTCAGGCCCGATCCGATGAAACTTCCGCCGCCGCGACCGCCGTGCAGACTTTGCAGGCCTTGAGTGAGGGCGACGTCAAAAAACTGCTCGATCTGAAGATGCAGGAACACGGCTCCAGGCTGGACAGCGTGACGGGTGCCATCTGGACCACTCTGAAGGTGGCGGCATTCGTTGTTCTGGCCTTTCTCCTGATTCCCGTTTTCTGGTCTCGGGCCAATCATAAAAAAATAAAGGAAGTGCTGGAAAAATGAAAGCTTTACTCACGTTTTACGAGGCCCTCGGCAAGCGGGGCAAAATTATCTTTTGGGCGGCGGTCATCGTGGTCTCGATAGCCGTGATCGAACTATTCAGCGGATGCTCGCTGTGGAAACTTTCTAAGACGTGGAGCTTCTGACGGACAGGACTATCTGGGGCGGGATGGGTGGACTCCTCGCTAGTCTGGGGCTATCCCAGTGGTCCCACCTGGGGTCTCTGGCGGCGGCGCTCTGCACATGCGTTTTCATGTGTATCCGCATTTATCAGGTCACTCGAAAAAAATGAGCTACCGAAATTACGGGAAGCTGGACGATCCCGTCCGGACGGAGGGTGACGTGGCATTTCGCGGTCTGAACACTTTTATGGAGGCCGAGTCCCTCGAGCCCGGCTTCGTGCAGAAAGCCGAGAATATCCGGATGGACGGCGATAGCGCTTCCGTTCGCCTCGGCTGGGATTTCCTCGCGGCCACCGCCAGCGGCCCCCTCAACGCTTTCAGTTATTCCGCCAGCGATGATGAGGTATTCACATCCGGAAAATACAGCGATCCCGACGACAACAACCTCGACTGGCTCGTCCTGGTGACGAAGACTAAAGTCATCCTCTGGAACGAGGACACGCCGAACGGCCTGACCGTGAACTACGTTTCCGGCCAGACCGTGACGACGGCCCAGACGCCTACCGTAGTGCAGGCTTTCTCGAAGGTGTACATCATGCGACTCGGTCAGCGTCCGCTCGAGTGGGACGGGGACATCACGGCCACGGGGACCGTGGTCGATTCGGAGTTCGGGATGTTATCGGCCTCCTCCCCCGGAGCCGGCCTGGATGCGTTCCCCTCGACCGACTACGCCCTCTACACATGCAACCGTCTTGTGGGGTTTCAGCCTCCCACCGTTGCCACCTCGACCACGTCGAAGACGGGTGCCCAGATCATCGTGGCGAGCGAGTTACTTGGCACCGGCATAAAAAGCAGTGAGTCTGAGTTTTATCTGAACCTGGGGTCTGCGGATTGGGCCGTCGCTGCGATTTCTTACATCGAATCCCAGCTTATCGTGTTTTTGAGGCACTCCGTGCATTGCTTGACGAATTTGCACGCCACTAGTATTTCGGCGCATTACGAGATCACTCGCGAATATGGGTGCATCGCCCGCCGGAGCATAGCCCAGTCGGGGGCCCAGACTTACTTCCTTTCCGATGCCGGCGTGATGATCATGACGCCACAATCGGACCCCGGCAAGGGGATGGGGATAGTGGTTTCGAAAGTTCAGGGCGAGGCGGTTCCGCTATCCCGGCCGATTCAAAACAAGATCCTCGACGTGAACGAGGACTACGCCCACCTTTCCGCCGGCATTGTCCACGATGGGCGCTACTATCTAAGCTATGCCTCAGGAACCGAGAGCGATACGACGCCCCGGAACGTGGCGGTCTACGACATTTTACTGGGGGCCTGGGTCTCTATTGACCGCTACCCGGACGGGATTTACGGGTGGGTCACGATGCCCTACGGCTCGAATCCCATGCGGTCTAGGCTTTTCGCCACGATGCCAAAGGGTTTCTACCTCATGGAAGAGAACCTTGGTCTGGACGATAGTGGCCGTGAGATAGGCGACAATTCGCAGAGCGGGACCACGGCTATTGCCGGGGCCCTGAAGACTCGGAACTATTCCCTCGGAAACCTTTCCGTCAAGCGGTGGAATCGCGGTCAGTTGGGCGTGAACGTGGTGGCGTCGGATGCCATCGCGGTCGCGGTGAACACGGTTGATCCCGACACTTCCACCGCCGTCCTAAGCTACACGGCTTCAGGCACAGAGGAAGCCCTTCTGAGATTTGGCGCTCATGCGCGGGGGTTTTCAGCCAACGTCGAGATTACGACTTCCGCCGGAAGCCCGAGCTTTCGCCACGTCAGTATCGATGGAACCGAGAACGCCCTGGGGGCCCGCCTGGAGGTCGCGTAATGTCGTACAGGGTAGGGGAACTTTTGACCCCCGACACAGTCGGCAGTCTGGCCGAACAGGACTCAGACAACGTAAGCATCACGGGTGGCGTACTTTTTAACTCCGGGGGTCTGCATATAAACGGCGTCCCGCTCACCCTCCAGAGCGTCGACGTTTCGGGGGCCACGGGGAATTTCACCGGAAATCTGATTTTTTGCCCTGACGGCGACGGCGGGAGCCCCTGCCTCGCGGTTTATGATGGCTCGAGCTATAAGCGAATTGCTCTGGGGGCGACTATAAGCACTTGAAAGGACAGTATAATGATGACGAGAAACAGAGACCCGCTGCGCCAAGCCGCAAATCGACTGAATCGCTCGGCCCCTCAAGGTGAGCGAGTAGCCTACGTGAATCCCTCAGAGGAGCGGCTCATGAAGGCGTTTGGCGGTTCGGGGAGGCCGGTCAACGGAATCCCCAGCTATCAGCCCGTAATGCCCGGCTACGGAGAGGCGCTCGGGGAATCGGCTGCGGCCCAGTTGGCTCTCGTAACAGGGAAGCCACTCTCCTACCAGGGGAAGGATTACGATTTCTCAGAGATTATCCCTCGAGGGCTCGAGGACATCGTCGCCGCCGAAAGGCCCGGCCGCATGGCCGCAGCCCAGCAGGATACCGACGTCCTGCGTCGGACGCTTCTGGGGGGCGAACAGACTGCCGATGATCAGGGACGCATAATAACCGGATATAAGGATGTCCCGGCAGGTAGTGTACGCGACGGCGAGCAGTACCAGTGGCGTCGTTTTGGGACGGGGCCGGCGAAAGACTGGAATCCGCCGAAGGAAAACCCGGAAACGGGCGAGGCGTGGTCAGAGGGTGGCACACCACTAGATGCGGGGCTACCGGTTTCCCAGGGGGGAAGACCATTCACTAAGGGTGAGGTGGAAACCTCTCGGTGGGGTTTCGAGTTGTTGGACTCGAAAGGGAACGTCGTTCTCCAGAGTGAGCTTAGTGCAGGAGGGTTCGATAACGGTCGGTTCTGGTCGCCCGATGAGGCGATGTCCAGACCCGACGCTGACGGTAAGACCGATATTGACCGTTTCTACGACAAGGCGACGCAGCGGGGGTACATGACTTCGGAGCAGGTTTCCGGCATCAAGAAATCCGAAAACCCCGAGCGATTCATAATCGGTGGTGGGGGCGACATGTTCGAGCGGGAACCCGAATATCAGAAAGACCCCGAGACCGGGGCAGAGATAAACGACAAGTGGCTCGCCTCGCGGGGGGAACCCGGACGTGCGGGCCAAACCATCCGCGAGGGCGAGGGCCTCGTCGATCTTTACGGGCCGAAGGGAATCGCGCAGTACGCCACCGCTGAAGACGTTTCCGGCGTAGGTCGCGACCGCCGAATAACGGAGATTAAAAACCAGCTTACCTCCGGGGCGCTGGACCCGGATTCGGCGGCCGGTGAACGCGCCTATCGAGAAATAGAGCGCCTGACGGATCTGAAGGAGGGGGATTTCATGGGCTATAAGGGCCAGGCCGGCATGGCCTCGGAGGCGGATGTTCGAGCGGGTCGCGCTCAGTCTGTCGGCGAGTTTATGGGGCTGACGGCGGCCTCGCAGGACGCCGCCGAGCACATGGCCCGTCGGCAACGCGAGGCGGATTTGGCCGACGTTGAGCGTCTAGGCGGAAGAGCCACGGCGGCCTTTCGCGAACAGGGCGACATCGCGGGGGCGCTCACCCAGGCTCGCGAATTGGGGCCCGGAGGGGCTGCGGCTCCCAGCGCAATCCCCGGAGCGGGTATGGGAGCGGCCGGACCGGCTGCGGAGCAAGTCCGCGAAATGTATTTACGTACCTTGGGCCGTGAGCCCGATCCGAGCGGGCTCGCGGCCTGGTCTTCCCAGCTACAGGCGGGGAGCGTTACGCCGCAGCAGATCGAGTCCGCTTTCGTAGAGGCTCGCGCGACCGGGGAGGAGCCCGACCTCCAGCCCATCGAGGGGCGGCTTCAGGCGCAGGCCCAACGGTTGGGCGCGGAACGGCCCGAGGTGACGGGCGAGGGTTACGCGGAACTGGATGCTGTCGGGGGCCCGACTATGGACGCCCCGACCGGTTACACTCCTTCCGCCGGGATTGCCGGGCCAAGTCTTTCGGTTGAACCGGGGTACGAGGAATTGGACGCAGTGGGCGCACCGGATATGTCTAGGGGGTACACTTACACTGCCGACACGGGCATTAGTGGCGGCAGGATTGGGCAGGGTGGCGCATTCGACCCGACCAGTGTGGCGGGACAAGCTCCCCCCGCGCCCGGAGTTTCCATGCCGGTTCAATCGGCGGCAACGCCCGGAGAGCCGCAACTGATGGCTCCGGGTACGGGACCGCCGTCGGGCACGGACCCTCTTCGACGGCAGTTGATGGGTGAGGCCGGGGATGCCCTGGGCGCCGGCTTGACCGAGCGCGAACGCCGCAACATCGAACAGGCGAGTCGAACGGCCTCGGGAGCAAGGGGCCGTATGCGTGACTATGGGAGTATAGTCGGCGAGGTCACAGCCCTGACCCAGGAAGATCGTCAACGGCAGGCCATGAATCGTGCTTTTGCACAACAGGCGCTCGGGCAAGAAGTCGGTATTCAGGAGGCTGATCTTCAGCGGAGCATGCAGGCCCAGATGGCTAACCAAGCCGCCCGAAATCGCCAGCTTGAATTCGGCGTGGGCGCCGGACTCCAGCAGGAGCAGGCCCGCGAGCAGATGGCAATGCAGGGGCGGATGGCGGATATCGGCACCGAGGCCGAACGTCGGCAGTTCGGCGTCCAGGCGGCCCTACAGCAGGAGCAGTTCGGGGCCCAGCAAAATCTTCAGGCACAGCTTGCGAATCAGGCCGCGAAAAATGAGGCCATGCGCTACGGGGTGGGTGCGGGCCTTCAGCAGGAACAAGCGCGCGAGCAGATGGGCATGCAGGGCCGCCTCGCGGATTTGGGCGCCGAGCAGGCGCGTCGGGAACTGGGAGCCCAGCAGGGATTTGCCGCTGAGTTGGCGAATCTCGAGGCGGGCGAGCGAGGCCGGCAATTGGAGTTGGCGTCGGCTGAGTCCGACATAACCCGCCAACTGGCCCAGCGTGAACTGGCCGAGCGGCAGCGGCAGACGGGCCTCCAGGCCGAGCGCGACTACGCCCGGCAAATGGTCGGGCTGGAGACCAGCACTGTGGCAGATCCGTTTCAGGCGATTACCGGGCGCCCGATAGCGGGAGCGATTCCCGGCGCCACCGAAGTGGCTCGAGCCGCGAACTATGGGCTGGTGGCGGGACCTCAATTCGTGACCCCTCAGACGGGGCTGGGCTACACGTCCGCGAAGTCTGCGGCAGAGGCTGGAATGTGGGGGGCGCAGCAGGAGGCTCAAGCCACGAAAAAAGCCGGAAAGATGTCGATGATCGGGAACATCATAGGGGCCTTTTGCTGGGTCGCCCGCGAAGCCTACGGCGCAAACAACCCGAAGTGGCTGCGCTTCCGCGAATGGATGCTGAATCGAGCGTCCGACGACCTGCGCGAATATTACATGGAACACGGTCCCGCCATAGCGGAGAGCATCCGCCACGACGAGCCCGCGAAGGCCCGCATGAGGGACACTATGGACGCAGTACTGGAGGGAGCATAAGATGCCGTTAAGAGGGCCATATTTCGGAAGCACCGGGGGCGCAATTCAAGTCCCCGATTACAGGCATCGCGGGGCGGAAATCGAGGCGCGGGGATACAGTGCCCTGGGGCAGGGCATCGGGAAAGCCCTCCGCGAGCTTGGGGAGGGATATTTTAAGAAGAAAGCGGAGAAGAAACTGGCCGAGAGCATGGCCGAGAATCCAGTCGTCATGGAAGCTATGTACGGCGCAGGCGAAGAGTCGCAAGTGCCAATCGAGCGTGAGCAGAGAGTCAAGGACGTCGTCGCTAGTATTCGCTTGGGCGGCGGCGCCGAGAAATTCATAGCCCGCATGGACAGGTTGAAGGCCGAGCAGCAGCAGCAGCAAAGGCTGAACTTGGCGGAAGATCGGGCGGCTGAGACCGAAGCGCGGTTGCAGGAAACGGCGGGTTTTGCGAAAACCCTGTTCCAACAGGGGCAGCAGCTTCGCACTGAGAACGAAAAACTCGCTCAGTTCCTGACCACGCCCACTCGCCCCGCACCGGTGCCTACCGGGTTCGGTGGCCCGCAGCCAACGGGTTCCCCTCCACGGGAATCCGTCATCGACAAGACGAGGTATCGTCCCGGCGGCCCGGACGCCCTGCCGTCCCCGGCCACGCAAGGTCTGTCGCCACGCTTTGAGTCACGAGGGGGGGATATAGAGAGATCGGACCTGTCGCCCACTTCTAAGTTGAGAGCCATGAAAGATTTACAGGCACAGGACATCCTCAAGCAGGATCGGGAACTCCAGCTTGGGACGGCGAGGCTGACCGCTGAGACTGCGGGTTTAAGTATAAAGGCATCCTTGGCGAAGCCGGCGAACGACCTTCGCAAAGAGTTCATAGCTTTGCCTTCGGTGAAGGATTTTAATAAGGTGTATGCCGCCTATAAAAAGGTGGAAAAGGCGTCCAGGGGCGATACCGCCGCCGACGACATCGCGCTAATTTTTGGCTACATGAAGATCCTCGATCCGGGCAGCACGGTCAGGGAGGGAGAGTTCGCCACGGCAGAGAAGGCCGGGGGGGTGGACACGCAAATCGTAAATCTCTACAATAAGCTGCGGAAGGGGACGCGCCTTACGGCGCCCCAGCGGGATGAATTCCTAGATTCCGCCGGGGTCACGGCACAAGCCCAGTTTGACGAGCTAGGCGGATTCTTGGACTTTTATTCCGACGTCGCCGAGAGGAAGGGCGTGCCGGTTGCGGATGTTGTTCCGAAGTCATTCCTTAAAATTCGTCGAGAGGGATTGCGGGGGCCCCTCGCCACGCCACCGGGGCAAACGGCTCCGGTTTCTGTGACCGTCGTCATGGTGCTTCCGAGTGGGAATCGATTAGTCAAAGCCGAGGACGGCACTTTCTTTGAACTCCCCCCGGAGGAGTAGGGAATGGCTGGTCGGACAGCTATAAGGGGCCTCCCTTTATCACAGGCCGCCTTGGACTATCTGGGAGAGGTAGAGGAACCTTCGGTCCCTATGGGCCTCCCCCTGTCGCCGGCTGGATTGGACTATCTCAAGGCCGCGAACACATCGTCTCGGCCCATAACGATGGACGTCGCTCTCTCGGATTTCGACACCTTCAAGGCATTGAAGGACGCGGGGTTCTTTAAGAGCGACGTGGGAGCCGCCGAGATGGTGTGGGAAGGCGGCAAGCAATTGGTCAAGGACGTGGGGGCATTCGGAAAGTTTGCCGCCAAGGAAGCGGCTGGCGACAGGCCGTACCTGCTGGGTTTCCCCGGAGTTGCGGCATACAACTTTTTCCTCGGCGGGAATAAGGAGCGAACCAAGAAGGAGGAGGCCAAGGCCAAGGCGACGATGTCGCAGACCCTCGGCAACGTCGGCCTCAACTGGGAAGCATTGGCTTCCGGGGGCAAACGGGTATTCGACCAAGCGGTCAGCAATCCTTGGGTTCTCACCGTCCCCGGCGGTCCTCTCTACAACCTATTCTTTGGCGACGAAACCACTGAGGAGGATCTCCAATCGTCCTACGAGTTCTGGAAACAGTCCAACGAAATAGAGAAGCAGCGGGCGAATGTAGCCGCCGAGATGGCGGAAAGCGATTTCTGGATGATGGGGGTTGACCCGGAGGTCAGGGAATTGATCGCCTCGGGTGAAGTTAAGCCCGACATGCCGGCGGCAATGGGAGGCGCTCTTGCAGCCGATCCTCTCAACTGGCTTCCCCTTGGGGCTGCGGCACAGGCCGCAGGGGTAGGCAGACCCCTCCTCACGGGGGCGAACATGGCCTTACTCAACGACACGGGAAAACTTTTGTTTCTCAGGGAAGCGACGAAAGTCGCCGCCAGGAAAACCTCGGACGTCAGGGTCGCCGACAAATTGCTGGGCAACGCCGCAGCCATCAATCGAAAGATTGCCGAGAACGAGGGCAAGCTCGCTCCTCTCGCGAGGCAGCGAACCGTCGCCCTCGAAACCTACGCCAAGCAACGCCCCTTGGGGGACCCTCTTCGCAAGTCGATAGAGGGCGCCTTGGAGGGCGCGCCCGTACCGGGACGGACCACCCCCGGTGCAGCCGCACTGGGGGGCACTATGGTGGCCGGTGGGAAGACCGCCGAAACCCTCGGCGGCGTACTTGACTTTATATCCACCGTCTCCGCAGAGATAGCGGTCACCCTGCTCGTCAAAAGCGGTATGCCCGAAAAAGCCGCCACCGACGTACTCGGCTATGTTTCAAAGTATGGAGCAAGGGGTGCGATTGGGTTGGGAGTGGTCGGTCTTTCGGACAGCGACTACGACGTTCTTTTGGGCCTGGGGGCGGCCCTGGGCCCGGCCTTCCTTTCCCGATTCGGCAGGGACTTCGCTGTGGCCGGGAGGCAGATGATGAAGGCAGAGACGGAACTGCCGTACATAACGAGGCTTCGCTCCGTAGGGCCTGAACGATTGGTGGATCAGGCCATCGACAGGACTACCTTTGGTTCAACGGTAGGTTCGACCTTCAGACGATCCGTGGGAGCGGCTGAAGGAGGAATCGGAAAAAGGATGTTCGGCACTACCGACGTCGCAGGGAGGACAAGCGGCATGGGGCCGGCCTCGAGCGCCCTAGCCAGGTTCCTTGATCAAACGAAGGTGGGCAGATGGGCGGAAACGGGGGGACGAATAGCGGAGGGAGCCGCTCACGGCGGCGCAGTTGGAGGGGGCTTTGGTTACGTCGCGGGAGGCGGCGAAATGCCCGAGGCAACGCTCGGGGGCGTGGGCATGGGACTCGTCCTAGGTCTCGGCGGCGGGGCATTCGGCCAATGGACTCGATTCGCGAACCCCGCCCAACACGTACAGGCCCGTCATGGGGATTTGCTTTATTACCGAGACAACTACCTGCCCGCAGGCGAGAAGGAGGCTTTCGGGAAACTGCCGAGGGCGACACAGATGGCAGTCGCCTCCAAGCAACTCAGTCACCCTGATCTGGTCTTCCATTTCGTCAGAAAGGGAAAAGGGGGGGAGGCGGGAGGTCACTACGTCGAGGACGCCGGTACGGGTCACGGGGTGGGCCATATCGAGGTAAACGTGGATTCGTCCAGGGCAATCGAGCCGCTCATTGCTCACGAAGTCGTGCACGACGTCGACGCTCGGAGCGGGATGAAGGCGTTCGACGACTTTCTCATAGGCAACGTCTTCACCGATACGCCGGGGTTTTTCTCTGAGCGAGTTACCCCGGAAACCAAGAGTCTTCACCCCGAACTTGAGGTAGGGGACTACATCATAATCGGCGAGGCGGGGAATCCGAGGAACCCTCGTCGATACAAGACCAACGAAGAATTTGATAAACGCCGGGAGGAATACGGCGAGGCAATCGGGGTGACGGAGGGGAGGGGCGAAATCCTGATGACGGACGAGAGAGTCGTTCGGGAATTGGTGGCCGAGCATGGGGTTGACTATCTACTCAACGACAAGCGCCGCTATCGAGACTTACACGAAGGCCCCATTGGGGCGGTGATGAGAGGGCTGATGCAGACCGAACTGGTGAACAGCCGCCCCCTCCTCAAGAAGATGATTGGAACTATGGGGGGAGGGTTTCGACCCGAGGGGGGCCTGGATTCCCCGAACGCTCTGTTCAAGGATATGCAGCGCATACCCGAGGTCACCGAGTTGGTCCGAAAATACAACATGAAGCTGGAGGGTGTGGACCTCGAGACGAGGGGGAAGAAATTCACTTATCCCGAGGAGGTCAGCACCATCAAGGTCGAGGCCGCCGACATAGCGAAGCAGCCCGAACTAATCGACTTGATGCGGGCGGGTACGCTCCTTCGGGTGGACAAGGACGGCAAGGTATCGGCATCCCACGCCATGACGCCCAGGGAGAGGGGAAAGTACAACAGGGATTTCTCCGCTGCGGTAAGGGATTCCATCGCCGCCGCCAACGAGCGAGGCGAATTGACCGAAGGTCACGTCAGGCCCATCGAGACGGCTACGGGGGAAACCCGGTTTGAAGGCCGCTACATATCCAAAGCGGTCATCGACGCCGTCGAGACGCAGGGCATCTGGAACAAGGAGCAGATCGACCTCCTCCGCAGGGTTAACGAGGTCCTTGAGAGGGGAGAGGGTGACGAGTTCCTCCTGGCCTATTTCAAGGCCACTCCAAAAGGGGGTGGCCGTTACGTCAATGCATCCGTCCAGATGGTGACGGAAGTTCCCTACGGTATCGAAATTTCCAAGAAGGGCAATGTCCTCATCCGAACCGTAAACGTCGACCAGTTGGTCAAGAACATCGAGAAGCTCTTCCGTACCCAGCCGCGCGAGATGGCTCGCCTATTCGGTCCCGACGAGTCAGGCGCCAAGCATGCATTCCACGAGGCCCTCGACCGCTACCACCGCAACCACGCCGAGGGGAGGTCCGGCGAATACCTGCTTGATGCTGACCCCGCCCTGGCAGAGCAAAAGCGAAACCTCATCAACTCCGTATTCGGTGCGGGGCGAAAGGCCCAACTGGACGCAAATCCTTGGCTTGCGGGACTGGGCAAAAAGGCCCCCAGACCGCCGTACAGGAGCCGCCGCCTCGAGCGGATCGGTAAGGTCACCCAACTTTCGGGCAAGCGCCCCGTAAACTATGAGAAGATAGCTCGGAACCTCCTGCCAGCCGAGTCAAAGGGTCGCCCGGAGAAAATTCTGCTTCGGACCACGCCGGCCGTAAAGGCTCGCGCGAAAGCGGTGGCCGCCGAGCGAGGGATTTCCATGAACGACGCCCTGAACGTGGCCCTCGAGGAGGCCCTTCCGGGGCGGGAGACCCCAGTGCCGGAGCGGGCTGAAGGTGATATCACCTTGAAATTGACGCCGGAGGAGGAGGCCCTCCTCGCCAAACCCGAGATAGGCGAGCGCGAGGCCGACGCCTACCGCGAAGCGGTCTCGAAACGTAGAAGGATCGCACACCGGGATTTGCGGGCGAGGCCGCCGGAAGATAGGCTTTTCATGCCCCGCGAGGACGAACTTCCGCCGCTCCCTTCGGGCGAACCGGCGGGGCCGCGTTATGACCCGAAGCTTTGGATCACCCGTAACGCAAAGGTCTTTGGCCCGTTTTCCCGCGATGCGGTGGAAGGTTACCTACAATCGAACCGGATTTCGCCGGATGACTTGGCGTGGGTCGATGGAATGGAGGACTGGGGGCCGGTTGACAAGGTCCTCGGGGAGCCTTCTTACCCTCCCCCCGAAATGCGAGCGCCCAAAGACCCGAGGCAAGCATTCGAGGAAAGGGGCTTCCAGTCGCCGCTCGCCCAAAAGTGGCTGACGAAGAGCGGGACCCAAGTGCCGGAATTGGCGGAGAAAATTGGGCGGAAATTCGAGCCCACCATCTTCTTTCATGGGGGAGAGGTCGGGCTACATCAGTCTCGCGGCAGCAGTGAATATGCGTCGGAAGGTAGATTTGAGGGCGAATTCAAACCCCCGGAGGACCCCGAGGGCCGGTGGACCTTCGAGCCCGGCTCGCCGGTATGGCTCGCTAGGGATGAGTATTTCGCTCGGGAGTATTCGCCGGGGATTAGAGACCCGGTCCGACTGATCACGCGGGTCACGAAGATTTTCGATCCCTCGGACCCGGCGCACGCCAAGCTCTTGCACGAATACTACGAGGAACATGGAATCTTGGGCTGGGACATGGAAAAGGGGCGGAATACCGAGAGCAGTCGAAAGCTAAGTCTCAACGAGCAGGCGCTCTCGTATAAACACGTCCAATACGGGTTCGACACGCTCCAGGCGCTGGGTTTCGACGGCATGTGGGAGAGTCAATTTCGCGGCGACAGCGACACCAAAAGACTGAAGCGGCGCATCAAACGCCTGAGGGAAGATCCCGATTTCTTTCGGGATGAAACCCAGCTTATCGTATTCGACGGCTCCGACCTCAAACTGGCCGCCGACCACGAGATCCCCGTCAGCGGGGAATTTACGGAGAGCGGCAGGCTCTTCATGCCGGCCGGCGACCGCCCCCTCGGCCTGTCGGACAACATCCGCGACGTCGTCCTTCCGGGCATCCGGCAGGATAAGTTCAGTCGAGGGCAGCTAGAGGCGGCCCTGAGGAAGACTGCGGGGGCCAGGGCATACGCCGACGAGATCGGCCTGATCGATTGGCTGAAGGATCGAAAGAGCGTTACCAAGGCCGAGGTGGATGCCTTCGTCAAGGAGAACGCTCCGAGGCTGGAGGAGAAGGTGCTGGAAATGACCGATCCCGGTGGCGGCCCGAATCCTCCTAAATTCTCCGATCCTAAATGGAACGAACCCGGCGGGACGAACTACCGGGAAGTGGTGATCAAGTTGCCGGTCGAGGAGGGGAAGGCAGTATTCCCCGACCCCCTACACTTCGGGGACAACGTCTTGCTCTGGCTTCGCCTGAACGACCGCATAAACGTAGACGGAAAGAAGGTGATGTTCATAGAGGAAGCGCAGTCGAATATGCATCAGACGGGGAGGAAGGAAGGGTATGGTGACACCACCACATCGGGGTGGATCGCTACGCGCCAACCTGACGGGAACTGGACAGTACGCAGGGAGGATGGAGAGGTGCGGCATATCAACGTACCAGCAACCACAGCCGAAGAGGCTATTCGTGCGTCCTTTGACCGAAGCACGCCGCCGCGCAGGGGAGTCCCAGACGCGCCCTTCAAGAAGAACTGGCCCGCCCTCGCCCTCAAGCGGGCAATCAAGGAAGCCCTCGAGGGCGGCTACGACGAAATCGCATGGTTGGGCGGCGAGGCTCAGGCGGCGAGGTATGATCTGTCGAAGCAGGTGGATCGGATTGAATGGACAAGTTTAGAGGATAAGCCGAAACAACGTTTGCTATCCGTATTTTCTAAGGCGGGGGCTAACTTAGAAGACGGGGGTAGGATTTACAACGAATGGATTCCAGAAAACAAAATTCAAGACATAATTGGAAAGGAATTGGCCAGAGAAGTAATAAAGGACTCCTCTGGTTCACTCTCCGGCCTCGACCTCAAGGTCGGCGGCGAGGGCATGAAGGCATTCTATGACCGCGAACTCGCCTCCATCGCAAAAAAGATTTCCAAGAAGATAGGCGGCGGAAAGGTCGGGAGAAGCGTGCTTCTCCGAACAGCCTACCCGAAAAATCCTCCAGGCGGCCAGTATGAACATGCCTACTACACCGGCTTCAAACTCCCGAAGAATCCGCAGGCCGTCGAGAATCTCACGCTGTACATGCCCGCCGAGAAGGCCCCCTCGGACGGCAGGCCCCCCGAACTGATTTACGAGATCGACAAGAAGGGCCAGACCATGCTGCCTTTCGAGAAAGGATTCCCCCGGAAGGAGGAAACGGAATTCGCCAAAATCTGGAACGAGGACGCCGAAAAGACGGGCGCCCCAAAGGTCGGCACGGGCGAGATCGGGGAGCCCCCTCCGGGCTGGGAGGCGGGAACCCCGAGAGAGACGAAGGGAGCTTTCGACCCCAGGGCGCCGGACAAGCTCTTCATGCCGGCGGAACGCGCCGGGGCGCCGAAGGGAAAGGCAGAGAGGGGAGAAGTGACTGTGGGTGAATCGGGTATACTTCTCTATCGACCAAAGCGCGCCCTCCTCGCCGAAGCTAAAAAACTGCAGGCGGAGGTTTTAGAGCGGGACCCCACCATGGAACCCATAGCCGAGGAGGATATGCACCTGACCCTGGTGAGTCGCCACAAAGCCCCCAAGGGAATACGCAAGGTTCTCCCCCTGCCTGACTTCGAGATTACACTAAAGGAACCCCGGCACGCCCTAGAGGGTCAGAAGGAGTCGTGGTATGCGGAGGTGGCCGATCAAAAGTCGGTGGATGACTGGGTTCGCGGGAAGTTGCTTGGGACCAATCCCGATCCGACGAGAATTTACCACATAACTCTGGCGAATAAGACGGGGAACCCAAGGGATTCCATCGCGTATCCCGAGCCAAGCAAGATTGGCGTCCGCACCGAGCAGGAAATCGCGAAGACTTTGGGCAAACCTGCGTGGGAGTTGGAACCGCACGAACTGCCCAAGCATGTCTTTTTAAGGGAGTACGCTTCAAGTGGAGTGGATACCGGGGCATATGTGAAACAGCATCAAACGGCGATAGAAGACGCTATCGCGGCAGGGAAGCATGTGCCTTACGAGGTGGTAAAAGACTACCCCTCCCAGATGATTCGGTGGATGGCGAGGGATAATACGGGTTACCGAGAAATGGGCAAAGGCCACGAAGTCGCCCGTGGGGGTTCCGACAAGCTCTTTTTGCCGGCGGCCCCGGAGGATGCCTCGCCCAACACCGTTTCCTCCTGGGGGGATGGCGACTCCCCGAGCTTCCCCGCAGGCTACCGACGAGGTCAAGCCGGGTCCAATGAAGATGTGGGGAAACTCTTTCAAGAGAAGTACGTCGAGAAGTACGGCGAGCCCATAGACCCCTACGACTATGGGCCGGAGGCTATAGAATGGCTGGCTGATATGATTGCGGGCGAAGGCGAGGCGGCGCTTAAACGAAGGGGCAACGCCGTGGATTGGTACACGACCGCCGTTGAGCGGGCCATGACCATAGCCGAGGAAATCTTTCCCGAAATCAAAACCTCGGCAGAAGCGAAAGACCGATTCCTGGGGGCGTTGGCGATCACCAGCCAGAACATGCGCGTCTTCGAGAACGCCAAGGCCGCAGTCTACCAGTACGAGCACAAGGCGAAGCACGGGAAGTTCGACTATGAAATCAACCACGGGGAAAAGGCTCCGGCCATCACCAAGAACCTGCGAGCGTTCGATTTGCTTGAGGCAAAACTAGGTGACAAGTTGCCTGGTTTTTTTGACAAGGATTTTACGGTCCGCGAGTTGACTCAGTTCGGAAAAAAGTTCTTTGGTGACGAGAAGTTCGCCATCGACGGTAGAATGGATGACGCCGTGAAAGGTTCCGCAGTCTTCGGCCCGAAGATTGGGCAAGGTTTTTTCCAGAACCTCAAGGGCAACTACGATCCCGTAACCATTGACCTGTGGTTGAGACGAACCTTCGGCCGGCTGACGGGCAGGTCGGTGGACGTCAGCCTTTCTCCACAAGCAATCGGGAGGCTGATTTATTCCCACCGGAAAAACACGGGGAGGCACAAGACCGACTTCGACCTTCCTGATTTTTTGCGAGGTCTGAAGATTTCAGGCTCCATCGCCAAAGACGGAAAAATGCATTTCAAAATCTCAGACCGGGCTTTCGAGAGGCTTTTCGGCGAACATGAGCAGGGCGCGGCGAATACCGATGCCGTCTTCCAGTTGGCGGGGCGACTATCCAAGGAATGGGAGCGGAGGTTTGCCGCAGCGGGAAGGAGTGTCGCGAAGGCCAAATCGGAGCTTCAGGCGAGGGTATCGCCCAAAAAGGGATTTCGGACCGGGAAACCGACCAAGCGACTCGCAGCCCGCCTCGCCAAGGCCGAGGCGGAAAAATCTAAGCTACAGGCAGAGAAACCATTCTGGGCTTATGCGGCCACGTCCATCAGTGGAAAACTGAAGCCCATCGATATCCCGACTCCGCAGGAGAGGGCGGTCATCGTTGAGGCGTTCGGCCGGGCCCTGGAGATACTTCGAGAAAAGGGATACGACTTGACGCCGGCCGATCTTCAGGCAACCCTATGGTATCCTGAAAAGGATATTTGGGCTTTCCTCAAGGGCGACAAGGCCGATGCCCTAAATATATCCTACGACCAGGCGATGGAGAAAATACGAGATGCCAGATAAGAAACCCGAAGTGTACAATTTCAGCCACCCCGATGGCATCGCATCGCAAATGTCGGACAAGCGACTGGCTGGTTTCATTGACGGCCTGGTTAATCTTTACAGGAAAAAAATGCGAGACGAGCGGAAGAAGTCGGAAGGCGCCAAGCCAAAGAGACCAGACTCGACCGCCGCTTAGTGGCATTCTCCCCAAAAAAACGCAAGAATCGCGGGGCACCCCCTTTAAGAATGGGGGGCGGCGCTTGGAATCTCCCCAAACTTTGATAGCCCCACCGAGCTACCTTTAAAAGAGACGCGCGCGAGGGAGGGGTTTTTATCCTCCGAGAATTTTTTTTCTTGAACGTTGGCGGGAGAAATGCATTCCAATGGTAACGAAAGGTGTGGCGATGATTATTAAAATGGTGTGCATACTTGAGATTATTTTCTGCTCGATTGGTCTGGTGGTCTCGGCCATCGCAATCCTGACGTCGTGAGGATCGTCCTCGCCAGTGACCCCGGAGCGTCGGGCGGATATGCCGTTTCCTTCGGCGCCCTCGACGTGGTGGAACTCTACCCGTGGACGGACGAAACCGAGTGGCTCGACTACCTCGACCACCTGGCCAATCACGCCGACGCCACCAGCCTAGAGGCGGTGGTGGAACTCGTGCCCCCCTTCGTCGGCAGGGCCATCCCCTCCTCGGCATCCTTCAAGCTGGGGTACAACTACGGATTCATCTGCGGAAGTTTGCGGGCGAGGGAGATCCCCCTGCACCTTTCCCGTCCGGCCGACTGGCAGAAGGGACTCGCGGGAGTCCGGGCGGCCTCCGGTTCCAAGAAGAAGCGAGTCCTGCGGGACCACGCCAATCGCCTCTTTCCCTCCCTGAAGCCCACCCTCAAAACGGCTGACGCCCTGCTCATCCTGAATCACTTTCTCACATAACGTAAACACCCAAACGAATAATACTATGGCTATACTGACAGCATCACCATCCTCCGACGACGGGCCCATCACGGGCTGGCCTCTCGGAGATAATCCACCCGCCGCCGGCCAACAGGTCGCCGTCTGCATCGACATCAAGGACTCCCTCGGCCACGAGCGTTCAGTCTATGACGATCCCACCCGTACCGAGTTTGTGGACCTCACCCGCTTCCTCTTCGGCCTGCCCGATGGTTCCATGATTCAGACGAAGGAAATGAAAATCAGCGGCCACGAGAAGAGCGCCCTCATGGCCTTCCTCACGGGATGGCTCGGGTCCGCTCCCCCGCTCGACGGGAGCTTCGACATTTCCTCCATGAAAGGCCGAGGAGCCCAAATCACCATCGCCCACAAGGTTTCGCAGAAGGGCAAGACCTACGCCGACGTGGTCGGCATCAGCCCCGTCATGGAGCAACTGGCCGCCCAGCTTCCGCAGGCTGCAAACTTTACCGTTCCCGTTTCGGCGAGTCCATCCGCACCTGCGCCGGCCCCATCGCCGGTTCAGCACACACCCTCGCCGGCGGGAGCGGTATCTTTCAACTCGCAGCCGGTTCAACCGGCTCAACCGGTCCAACCGGCTCAACCGGTCCAACCGGCCCAACCGGTTCAGCCTCAACCGGAGGTCGACGTCCAGCCTCAACCGGCCCAACCGGTTCAGCCTCAGCCGGCAGCCGACGTCCAGCAGACGCTGGGCGGTTTCACCCAAGTCCCAACCCAGACGACCCCATTCTGAGGTGGCTATTCTAGTCGGGAAACCCCGTTCCTCCGGCGGTCACTGGTATACCTCGGAGGGGCTCGCGGCCCACACCCAGATAGGAAAGAACGGACTCGAGCGGAACACCACCCTGCGGGACGCCCGGAAGCTCAGGCTAATCCCCTCGGTCACAACCATCCTCCAGGTATTCGCGAAACCGGGACTGGAGAGGTGGAAGCAGAACGAGATGGCGAAGGTCGCGTTCGACCTGCCGAGGATCGACGGGGAGGATGCCGACCAATTCGCCCTCCGAGTCCGACTAAAGCAGGAGGAACCCGTCGAGAAGGCGGCTGACTTCGGGACGGAGATCCATGACGCCATCGAGAAATACTTCGAGGGTGAACCGGTGCCCGAGCATCTGCTGCCCTATGTGAGACCGGCCTTCGAGTGGAAGCAGGATAAGATGCTGAAATTCATCGAGCGGGAGAAGAAGCTGGTTAACCTCGATCACGGATTCGCCGGCACGGTGGACATCATCTGCTTTGGGCCTGACGGACAAAAAGGATGCGTGGACTGGAAGACCCGGAAAACCTATGAGGGGAAGAAGGTCACGTCCTACGACTTTCAGGTCCACCAGATCGCGGCCTATGCCGGAAGCTACTGGGGCGAGGACGCCCTGCTCGCCGGGGAAGTCTTCGGGGCGAACTGCTACATCAGTTCCACCGAGGAGGGGAGGTTCGTGGTCTGCTCGTACTCCCCCGACGAATTGATCGAGGCGTGGAAGACCTTCGTCTCGGCCTGTGAAATCTGGCGCTCCATTAAGAACTACGATCCGAGGCCATGAGAAATCAACTAGCGGTAAAACCACGCACCGGCACGGGACTCGACGGGGCCCCCAGCGATCCGGGCATCGCCATTCCCGTTCCGGTCTCCGAACGGTTCAAGGCCAAGGTGGCCGAGGCCGCGCACGAGGACGGCCTCTCGATGGCCGAGTGGGTGCGCCGGCTAATCGAGGAGAAGCTTAAATGTGGATAACGTCGAAAAGCCTTTTACGGTCATGGAATGGTGCGCCGGATACGGCGGCATTGGAATGGGACTCCAGCGAGTTATCCGAAATATGCGCACAGTCGCTTACTCGGAGATCGAACTTTTCGGCTGCGAAATCTTGGCGAGCCGTATGGAAGCGGGGCAAATCGACGCTGCCCCGATATGGACGAATCTTAAAACCTTCCCATGCGAACGCTTTCGAGGAATGGTGGACCTCCTCGTTGCCGGCTACCCCTGCCAGCCCTTCAGCACGGCGGGGAAAAGGAAAGGCGAAGAAGACCCAAGGCACCTCTGGCCCTTCATCGAAAGGGCAATTAGTGATGTTCGACCTAACTGGGTCTTCTGCGAGAACGTCGCAGGCCACCTTACCCTCGGCTTTAAAGACCCAGTATGCCACGACCTGGACGAACTGGGTTACGAAGTTGCGGCGGGATTGTTCACGGCGCGAGGAGATGCGGGCCTGCCGCACAAGAGACAACGACTCTTCCTCCTGGCCCACGATAAGAGCGCAGGAACCGGGCTGGACGAGCGAAGGCTACGGCGACAACCTGATGAAGCGGATGGCCCGAATGAGATCCTCCGAAGTTTGGCCGACCCCAACCGAGATGAGTCGAGTGAGGGACGACGCCCAGATGCAGAAGTGCCTGGACTTTCGAGCGACCAAGGGGAAGAACTCGGTCCCGCTCTATCTGGAGGAGACGGTGATGCTTTCGGAATTGACCTCGCCCCCGCCGGACCCGGAGCGGAGCAATACTGGTGGGAACCCGCCAGAGTGCTGGCTAACGATCACTCAGCAGTGCGACATGGAAACGAACGGCCCGAAGGGGAATCAGGGAACCTACCTACTGGGGGCGGTCAAGGAGTCTTGGCCAACTCCAAGGGCGCAGGAGAACGACGAGCCGCCGGAGAAATGGGAGAAAAGACGGAAGGAGAAGGAGGCGCAGGGAATCAATCTGCACCTCCCCCTGTCGGTCAAGGCGAAGCAGGAGCAGGAGAGTTGGGCGACGCCTCGAGTGAAGGATTCAGACGGGTGGAGGATGAACCAAGCTCGAGCGAAAGCGGGCAAGCCAGAAGACACACTGACGGGACAAGCGATAGACCGAGGCAAAGTGTCGGGCATGAAATTATCACCCCGCTGGGTCGAGGCCCTGATGGGCCTCCCGATAGGCTGGACGGACCCGACTTGCTCGCGGCCTATCAGTCCTTGGGAAGCAGTGTACACAGCCGCGTCGATGAACTCCGAGCCCTCGGAAATGGAGTGATCCCCGCCGTATCGGCCAAGGCATTCATAACACTTTACGACGAACTGACGGATGGAAAGGAAGAGACCAAGTGAAATGTCAATCGAGGAACTCAGGGCGCTTCCCTGGTCGCCCGGCCCCAAGATGTCCCAAGCCGACTGGCATAAATTCCTCAAGGTCTGCCTCCCCAAGTTCTGGGCGCTGCGAGGGGGACAGCCGCCCACCATGTCGTCTCTCGATTTCTCATCTAAAAAGCATGGACGACTCAGGTGAAATCGACTGGAAATATTCTTGCCCGAACGGCGAAGGCGGTAACCTCGTGGTGGTCGAGCATCCGCTCGGCGGTGAGGCGCGGATTCGCCTGCAAGGGGACGAGTGGCGCCTCCGGATTACCGGGGAAGACGTCCCCGAACGCCCCCACGAAAGTCTCGAAGACGCGCTCTGGTACGCCCAACGCATCCTGGCCGACAGGCCCTGACGGATGATAGCTTTAGACCTAGAAACTGTCTGGTCGGACCAGTACTCGGTGGCCACCCTCGGCCTCGACCGATACGTCCTAAACCCCCAGTTCAGGGTCACCCTCGTGGCCCTCTGGAGTCCCGAGTTCCAATGGGTGGGGCCTCCCCTCGAGTTACCCGTCGAGCGGATACGGGGTCAACAACTCTGCGCGCACAACGCCGAGTTCGATTCGGTCTGCTGCCGCCTCGCAATCCACCGGGGCCAGATGCCCGCCTTCGAGCCCGCCGGCTGGACCTGCACCGCCGACATGGCCTCCTGGCACCAAGTCCCCCGAAGCCTCAAGGGAGCGACGAAAGAACTTTTCGCCATCGACATGTCGAAGCAGGCCCGCGACGACATGAAGGGCCTGGACCCAGAGATGGTCGGCGGCAACCCCATCTTCAGGCAGTATGCCCTAGATGACGCCAAAGCGTCATGGGACATCTGGAACGAATTACAAATCGGGTTTCCCGAGAAGGAGGCCCTCCTGTCCGAATTGACCCGAAGGATCGCGGGCACCGGGCTGCCCTTCGACGGGCCGATGGCGAACGATTTCATAATGGCCCTCGAGGATTCGGAATTGGTCTGCGAAAAGGAGATCCCCTGGAGGCGCGGGCCGAAGCCCGCCGCCATCGGGTCAACCGTCGCCCTAATCGAGGCGTGTAAACTGGCCGGCATCCCCCCACCCCCATCGACCAACGAGAACGATCCCGAGTGCATGGTCTGGAAAGCCACCTATCCCGCCCAGGGTAAATGGGTGGACGCCATGACCCGCCACCGAAAGGTTACCAAGGCGGCCAAGCAGCTTCTAAGCATTCTCATGCGGAAGAGACCCGACGGCCGGGTATCCACTCGCCTGAAATACTGCGGCGCTCCCCATACCGGTCGCTGGTCGGGGACCGGAGGCGTGAACTTCCAGGCCCTCCCGCGAGGCGAGGTCGAGGGCACCTCGGTAAAGAAGTGCCTCTCAGCCCCCGCCGGGAAAGTCCTCGTTACCGTGGACCTTTCACAGATCGAACCCAGAATCCTCCACTGGCTGGCCGGCGACATGCCCTTTCTCGGCCTCCTCGCCGGGGGCATCGATCTATATGAAGCGCACGGGCGAGCGAGCGGCCTCTACCAGGAGGACGAACCGATGAAGGATTTCGCCCCCGAACTTCGCCACCTCTGCAAGGCTCGCGTCCTCGGCCTGGGATACGGTTGCGGGGGTCAGCGATTTGCCGCCGTGGCGGAAGCCCTCACGGCGGGCAACCTCACGCTCGACGCCGCCCAAGCAGCCCAACAGGTAGCCGGCTACCGGAAACAGAATCCCCTCATCCCCGCCCTCTGGCAGAAGCTGGAAGACTTCGTCACGGCGTCCATCTCCCAGACTGACGGCGACATCGTCGTGGTCGAGACTCGGAGCGGGAAGCCGATCAGGTATTTCGAGGTGAAGGAGGAGGCCGGACGACTCTCCGGAACGACCGTCCGAGGCGGCCCCCGAAAGAAGCTGTGGGGCGGTCTGCTGACCGAGAACCTGGTTCAAGCAACCGCTCGAGAAATTTTCGCGGACGGCCTCCTCAAGGTCGCCGCAGCCAACCTCCCAATCTGCCTGCACGTCCACGATTCGATAACCGTGGAGGTGGCCGAGGCTGAAGGGCGGGCGGCTCTGGACCTAATGGTCACATTGATGACCGAGCCGCCGGCATGGGCCGAGGGCCTTCCCCTCGCCGCAGAGGGTGAAGTGAAAGGATATTATTGATGGATTTTTCATTGGCGCGGCTGGGCGCGGCTGGGCGAGGCGAGGCCGGGCGGGGCGAGGCAACCCATCGGGCTTCGGCCCGACAGTTTTCAGAGGCGTGGCGAGGCCGGGCCTGGCCTGGCGAGGCGAGGCTCGGCGAGGCTCGGCAAGGCAACCCATCGGGCCGAGAGGCCCGACAGTTTTCAGTGGCGCGGCATGGCGAGGCGTGGCGTGGCGAGGCGTGCCACGGCGAGGCGAGGCGAGGCAACCCATCGGGCTTCGGCCCGACAGTTTT